GTGTAGTTGAATCCACGAGACACAGGGGCGGTTGTACTCCCGCAGCGAGGGCAACCGTCCGACTGCCCGTGGAGGGCGTAGTTGGGGAGCATGTGATTCCACTCTTTTGTTGCCTCAAAGAGTTCTTCGGTGAGCCGTACATCCTGCTGGTTGTACTTTTTCATCAGCGCCCAAGCTTTAGCGTCTCCCTCCATGCATCCCTTCCACAGATCAAATCCGGCGTGCTTCGTTTTTGATCCGAGGTCGAGTTGCTGAGCGACGAAATCCAATTTGTTGCTGGCGAACTTGAAGTTCTTTCGCATCACGAGCAGCAAATCGATGTCAATATGAGGTGCTGGTTTGCCCAGCCCTTCGAGCAAGAACTCTCGCTGGAGATGTTTACAGTCGTAGGCCCGACCGTTGTAGGTAATGATCGCATCAGCTTCGTCAAGCAAAGTCCACGCTCGCTCGACCATTTCAGAATGACCATCGTGAAAGTCCGAGTGGAAGTGAATCTTTTTCTCGCCCACCCATTTTGCTGCGAAGCAAATCACGCTGCCCGGAATCTCAACTTGGTTGATCCCTACGTTCGTTTGGAAAAGCTGCCAGACGAATGCGAGCGACGGCTGAGACTCGATGTCGATTACCAAAGTCTTCATCTGACCAGCCCCTTGGAGATGCGAGTGTCGTTGTCACCAATGGTCCACGGACTCGCTTCTCTCGTGATCGAGACGGGGCGAACATCCGGTCGGTGAGCTTTGCGGCGTATCGACCATGCCAGCGCTCCGGCGATGAACGAGTCAGGCGGGTGTCCCGAACCGAACAAGTCTTTGTCGGTGACGTACTTGTGCTCGTCGTAGACATATTTGATTCGAGGGCAGCGAAGGCCGTCTTGCTCGATCCCGGCGATGTACTGGGTGAACACAGACTCACGCTCACGGCCACGGAGAACGACTGGCTTTACTTTGCGCTTGTCGTAGGTAATGAGGTCATCAACTACGTTGCCGATGCCAGTGGCGTCATGAACGCACAAGCCGCCGTACATATTCAACGTGTCGTCTAGGTCGGCCACCATCTCCGGCCACGGCTTCCGACCGGTGCGAAGGAAGGCCACCTCGACCCACGGGTCAACGTCCGTTCGGAACGTGCGGATGACCGTGAAATCTTTTTCTTTCGCCCAGTCAGCTCCCGTGACGTACCGAGCGCCTTCGACTGGTTCTTCGACGGTGATGTACTCGTCAAGCTCCCCAAGGAACCAGCCGTAGGTTTCTTGATCGAAACACCGCTCGACAAAATTGACATCAATGGCACGGCCATCAAACGACGGCTCTTGGAGGTCGTACTCGATAGCGAACATCCGCTCGCTGACCTCAACTCTTTTGCGGTCAACTTGGTCTTGGGTCAGCCAGCCGGGTTCTTCGGGGGTGCCAATATTTTCCCGCCAGCACCACTCGTGGACCGGCCAACCTCGCTCGTTTGCACGGCGAAGTAACTCGGTCATTGTGCCGTCCGCATACTGATGCGTCGAAGACGCAACGACCTGCGAACGGATGCCACGCTTGTCCATTGGCTGACCGAGCGCCGAGTCGAAAAGTTGAATCTCAAGCTCGTCAACCTCATCGAGCCGAAGGCGTTGAGGATGCGGGCCTCGGACTGATTTTTCCGATGCCATCAGAGCAAGAATGCTGCCTTCGTTCTTGAGTTTGGTCGAAAACTTTGTAGGTTCGCCCTTCAGCATTTCGGGTGCTCGATCCGACAAGAGCATTTTTTGAGCGCCATCGTGGACGTTCTGACTTTGCTGCGCCGAGCCGCCGAGCACTGTGATCTCGGCACCGAGGGTCGCAGCCTCGATGCAAACAAGAGCTGCGAGGGTTTGGCTCTTGCCGCCGAAGCCTCGACTGGCTTTCCAGATCGAGATCGGCGTCTCACCGAAATACGCCTGAGCGAGAGCCTCAAACGGCGTCGAATGGTGCTCGCAAACTTTTTGCCGAGGGATAGTGATGCCCCACACGACCTTCAAGTACATCCAAAGTTCGTCCCGGTCTTGCGGAAGTCGTCCAAGAACGAGAGGCACTATGTGTCTTTCCGCTGGTAGTGAAACGATTCAAGCGTTCGGATTCGTTGCTCGTGGTCGTCAACCGCATCTTGCAGACGCTCGAAGTTTTCTTCGCCCCGAGCCAGCTTGATTTGAATCAGCAAAAGCTGGCGTGAGGTCCACCCCATCCACGGAATCAAAAGCACCGTAAGCAATGCAAGAATGACGGCGGTCGCATCCACGAGGTCGAAAGTTACTTCCGCAAGCTCATGAATGGAAGTCAGTTCAATAGCGTCAGAAGCCTTGAATAAATCAGAAGCGATCAGTAGCCTTCAGAAATGAGCTTCAAAATTGTCAAGCAAGACGTAGCTCTCGGGCGAGGCAACTTCATCAAGGGCTACGTCGTCACGCACAACGATCGTTTCGATGAGTTCTTTCGTCATTTTGACACTGCCAAGCGCTACGTCGAACGCCGTGAAGAGGAATTGTCGAGAGACGCCTAGCTACTTCTTGGTTGACTTACCGTCAGCCCCCTGTCGTGCTCGATTCGTTGACTCGTCCTCAACGACAAGCTTTCCGTCTTTCGTGTGCGAGATGTCTTTGCCTCGCAGGTCAACTCCACGATCCTCTGCACGTTTGCGGGCACGGCGCAACTGGGCACGCTTCTTACGTTGCTCTGCGCGCATGTTGACCTTCTTGTCGGTCAACTGCTTCTTCCGTCTAGCTTCCGGGTTCTCTCGGTAATACTTGGCTGAAGAACGCAAGAGGCTCTCAGGCTTTCGTGGTGGTGCCATAAAAAGAAGGTACGCCCCCTCGTGGGGGGCGCACCAGTGTCGGCTCGCGGCCAGCAAATGCTTTTTGCTACTTGGCTGCTGCCATCTCCGTCCAAGCTTGCACCGCTAGCATTGACATTTCGCCTTGAAAGTCAGGCACGATCTTCATGCCTGCGACTGCGAGGAAGTCGATCATCGACAAGGTGTCGATCTCTTCTAGCTTGATGTCGCCACCGAAATGCTCAATCAAGAGTTTGAGCAGGTCTTCAATTAGCTGGATGTGCATTTGTTCTCCTTGTGTCGTGGGTCCGGGCACGGCTGCCCGTCCGCAAGGGTGTGGATGCTTGAGGCGACGGGGCAGCCTTTTGGCTTGCATTCGTGAACGTCACGCAGGTCACGACCTCGCTTTTCAAGCTCTTGTTTGCTACCGCAAATCCGGCAGTAGTTCATAGTTCCTCCTCGGGTGGCTTGTACAGCCAGAGAATCCAGACGTAGAGCAGGATGATGTTGCCCACTGGGTTTCTGGTTGCCAGCCAGATCAACTGGTTGCTCATGCTGCTGCCTTCGGCCAGACATACGCTGGCTCGTCGTCTACCACGATGCCGAAGATCGGCGTGTAATGCTCAGGCAGCTTCCAAGCGAGCTTACGCCGGTGAGAGGCGTGGAACTCTTCGTCGCCTAACCACGGGGGGAGGTCGTAGGGTCCGCTATAGCGGCCACGCCAATAGGCGAGGTGTTCGCCGCATTTCGTGTTGTCAAATCCACGAGCGACCCATTCGTCGCACATCGCTCCGAGGTACTCAACGAGTGCGTGCTCGAAGCCTTCCCACATCTTGACGGCCGGGTGATGGACCCAGCCTGAGCCAACGTGCAGGGCTTTCAGAATCTGGACGGCCTCAACTCTTTGCTTGCCTAAACGGGCACGGTCAAGGGCTTTTGCCGATGCGGCAAAGTCGGGGTACGGCAGGAACGTCTGCATCTCAAATCCTCCCCGTCAAGAATCGCAGCAGCCGGTCACGATGGTGGCGGAATCGATCACGCCGACCGGGCACGAAGGTTCCGAACGGGCGCCACACTTCTTCCTTTCTAGGCGCACCTAGAAAGCGCCGGTCAAGCCATACGCAGAAGCCCGCCCCGAAAAGAATCGAGGCGAGCAAACTGAGGTTTTCGAGCCAGCTCATGCCTTCACCGCCTCTTCGGCGCAAGGAAAGACCTTGAAGTCGCCAGCAGCAGAGGCGAAGTACGCGTCAAACTCCTCGTCCGTTGAGCAGGTGTCGCACGCAATGTCGCCAAACTCTCTCTCCGCTGCGATTCGGGCGATGTCGTCGCCGGGACCAGCGTCAAACGCTAGGGCGTTCCGAAAGGCAACTGCATCGACGTAATACTTGCTGGCGTTCACCGAGTCCCGACAGCCGAGAGCGTGAACGTGATTGTCGCCCCGTAGTGATCGAACCGTGAGCAGCTTTGCCATGTCTCTCTCCTCCTTCTTGTTGTTACGACTGATCGTACCAGCATTGCAAGCGATTGCAAGCGATACTTGCCGACAGCTTCCCAAAAAATTTCATAAATGAAACACCCCAAAAAATGCCACAACTCTGCGCCGCTTGGGGTGCGGCACCCCCCGGTTGAGGGCGGGCAAAAAAGGGGGAGGGGGGTCAAAAAGTTTGTAGAGGCCCTAGGAAGCCCTCTAACGGCCTCCCCCTCGTTTTGGCCCCCCGGATACCCCCGGTGTGCTCGGAGGCCCTTAGCAAGGCTCCTGAGGCCCCTGAACAGCCCCTATTGGCTTTCGACCTCGTTGGCTGTCGTGTCGAGGGTGGCACCCTGCACCTCGTGGCCCGCCTCCCTGAGCGCCTTGAGGTACGCCTCCTTGTCACCGTCGGCAACGATCACCGTCTCACGGCCGCCTACGCCAACGTCGAGCCTGTCAGGGGCGGAGAGGCCAAAGAGGCGATCCATACGATCCATGACATCGAGGGCAAGCTTCATGCTGGGTAGGTCGAGGGCGTTCACATCAGGCCATAGAAGCCCTAGCAGGTGCTCTAAGCGCCCATAGTGCAGCTTCCTAAGCTCC